CAAATACTCAAGAACCAAAGGTAAGAGATAAAAAGGAAAAAGTTCCTGATGAAGAGAAAGTTATTGTAAAACCAAAGACACCAGAGCAGACAGCAGAATGTGCTCCTGCTCCACCAAATGTCTCTGTAAATGAATACGGACTTCGTTCAGATAAGTCTCTTACACCTACTCAACTTGCAGATGCTCAAAGTGCAAGAACAGAGGCAGACCAAAAAGGATTAACTGGTGCAGAAAGAGATAATTATGTTCAACAAAAAGTAGCACTAGGAATTAAAAATCGTTGCAGAGAAGCAAGTTCTCCAGCATCATTATCTCGGCCAGGAGCAACAAAGGAAAGTACAAATGCAGTTCATCAAACATCCGCTGGAGATAGAAAAAGACAAGACAAGTATCAAGAAAGAATTCCTCTATTAAAACCAGACGATAAAGTTGGGTCTGCAATTAAAGCTATTCAAACTGTATTAGATAATTTACTGCAAGAAATAGCAAAGTATTTGAATGCTCTTAAGTGTTATGCAGATGCAGTCTCAAGTATTATAAAAGAAATAATGAGTCTGATTTCAAAGGCTGCTTGTATTATTGCAAAATATATGAAAATAATTTTTGATAAGATTATGGAATATGTTTTGAAGTTATTAAACAAAGAATTAACTAAAATTGTTTCTGCAATGCCTTCAAGTATGAGACATATGATTGCAGATATAAAAGAAATTATTACTGAACTCATTCTATGTTTGTATAATAAAATTACTCAAGGATTATGTGGGTTGATTGAATCTTTATTACTTGCTGCATTGCAACCAGAAAAGATAGAACAACAAGCAAGACAAAGCACAAATGATAAAAGAAAGAATCCATATGTTCCAATGTGTTATGCTGAAGAAATTGTAGGGCAAGCAATTTCTTTTAGTAAAAATGATATAACTGAAGCAAACAACACTTTAATTAATAATGTGAATACTTTTCTTGATGATATTCAAGGTCAAATTTCTGGAGTGAATGGACCTTTTTCGGATATTACTTCATTGATTGGAAATATTGATGGAAGTATGACTTCTGCTTTAAGTTTTGAAAATCTTAAATTAAATTTATTTGGGTGTGAATTAAAACCAAATGTAGCAGTATCTGACTACTATACCTTTGCAAGAGGTGGTGCATCACAACCAGAACCCCAAACACCAAATCTTAAATCAGTTGAAGATATTGCAGCAAAAACAACATCAGTAACTCCAACCGCAGAGGTTCCTTATGTTGAACCAACAAAGGCAACTCCAGACGTAAATCTAAAGAGATAAATATGATTAAACTGGAATCCAAGAAAGATTATAATATAAATGTCTTTTAATATTTTTGGACCTTCTTCACAAGATGTAATTAAAGTTGGATACATTTCCACCGACAGGGGATTTGTTGAAGGTGTGTCTGTCTGTGAAGCTAATGATTATGCAAAATTAAATCCTGGAACTCGTTTTGTATTTAAGACCAGGAACTTTATTAAGTATCTAAACATCAATGAAGTTAATCAACTCACTCCAAACGATATAGTTTCTCAAGAGAATCCTTGTGGAGGAATTCAACTTGAATCTGAGTGTGGGCCCCCTCAAGTTTATTTTTATGGTGGTGGTGGAGTTGGTGTTCAGGGTAATCCAGTCATCGGTCAAGATGGTGCATTACTTGCGATTGACTTAGTTTCTGGTGGATTTGGATATCAATATGCACCGATTGTAGAAGTTAAAGATGGGTGCAATATTGGAGTTGGTGCAGTTACTCGTGCTGTCATTGGAGAAATTACGGAAACTGTCGAATTTTATGATCAAGAAGATGATTTTGAAGAGTATGAAATCTGTGAACCAACTGATGTTGGATATGGTTTAAGATATGATCCAAATGGAAAAGAACTTGGATCCTGGGATCCGACTCTTTATGCAAATTTATCCAAAGATCCGATTGCAAGGGAAATTAAAGAATATCAAGACTTTCTTCAGCAGTTACAAAATCCTTGGTGGAGTACAAGAAAAGAACCTCCTCTAAGATTAACTTCTGCAAATAAGGTTACAAGAACTAAGTTTAATGTTGATTATCCTGCTTGGAATGAATTTATGAATTCCTTTGCAGTGTCTCCTGTTTCACCATCAAATGTTCCAGGAAGTGATTTTGCAGGAATTCCTTTTACATTTGAATGGGAAGAAGAATTTCCCTATGATGGCGAGTATGTCTTTAGAGGTCTATGCGATAATAAAGCAGAGTTTTATTTGGATAATGTTAAAATAACAGATCTTAGATCTTTCAAAGATTCTCCTGAAGCAATCACAAAAACACTTAAAGCAGGTGTTCATAGAATTAGATTGGACTTGCTGAACATTCCAATCAAAGAAAAAGTTGTAAGACAAGTTATAACACAACCACCCACACCAGATCAAAAACCATTTAAAATTACTGCTGCTTATACTGGAGTAAAAAATTTAGTAAACAATTTTAAAGCAGGTATCTATAAAGTAAAAGTTGCATACCGACAAGATACTGGTCCTTCGGGAATCGCTATTGAAATTAAAAATAAGTCAAACGGTAAGGTAGTATTTGACAGTCTAAGAAACATTAATGGATCTAATGTTAAATTAATTCCAGTTACTTCTGGAGAATATGCTCTAAATGAATTCTCTAAAAATTCTGCAGAGAGTCAAATCTTTTTGCAAAGAAGTGGAGTTCTTCCTGAAAATGTAAAGGATAATACAACCACAAATATTGAATGGGCAAATGTATACATCAATGAAAGTGGAGATTATGAAATTTCTGCAAGTGTTGATGATCAAATGGTTCTTGAAGTATTAATTGCAAGTGCTTTACCTCTAGAAATTGCGCCACAACCTCCAAAAACATCAACATCAACATCATCACAAAATATACAATCAAGAAATATTTTTAATACTATTGATTACATCAATAGAGCAAATAGACAACTTTGGAGAATTGATCCAACAGCAGGAAGAGACTCTGGATTTATAAATCAATATGGAATTCTTCCCTTTGATCCTTCTTCTTCAGGAGCACAAGAAGAAAGTTATGTTGGAACTCATAGGATTGTTTGGGATAATTTAGACTTTCCAATTGATGGTAATTATAACATTGAAATAATGGTAGATGATAATGTGAATCTTACTTTTAGTGGACCAGGTGGAGATACTGTAATTACTAAGAGAGGATTTAGTAGTCCTGGAAGAAGCACAGGTAAAACTTTAGAAACAAAATTCTTCAAAGCAGGAAAATATAAACTGATTGCCGATTTGGAGCAAATTAATGTTGGTCCTTTGGCAAAAGGAAATCCAATGGCTCTTGCAATAAATGTTGAAACTTCATTTACTGAAGAAGAAGTTATCTCTGCAAAGTCTTGGAATGAAAATCCAATGGGAGTTGCATTAACAATTGATGCTCCAATGCCTCCAATTCCTCAAGAACCTATCATACAACAAGAGGGTAGATGCCCAAATAATCCAATTTGGACAACAAGATTTCCTAGTGGAAAGGAAAAGTGGTGGCCAGTTAAATATGTGAAAACTCCAGGAGAGGGACCAAGTTGGAGTCAATTTATGAATCGTTATGCGATTTCTCCAGTTCCTCCTTTATCAAAAAAAGGAAGTGATAGTGGTGGAGTTGTTTATAGGAATTCTTGGAATTTGGATATCCCTTATGACGGGTTTTATGCGCTTAAATCAACTGTTGATAATGCGGGTAGAATCTTAATTGATGATGTGCCGATTATGCAGGCAAATTATATACCAATAGAATTAAGAAATACTAGAGGTGGAAGTGGTGCTCAACAAAGAAGTGGCATTGCTGATATTGATGGTGGTAGAATTTTTAACTGGAGGGAAAATAATCCCAAACCAAAGAAAGTTTTTCTAACAAAAGGAAAACATACAATACAAGTTGAAGTTGAAAATGGAATCACAGAAACATTTGAATTTGTAGATAAGAAAATATTCAGTACAAAAGATTGGATTGTTAGTGCTCAAGGACCAAAAACAGTTGATATTGATTTTGAAGTTTTTGTTGGTGGTCAAATTGGAAAGGCAATTAGAATTGAAGAATTAGACATTGTAGTTAAGAAATCTTTTGATCAAACACCATATCCAAAAGAGAGATTTAAAAGAACGGTTGAATATGGAAAAGAATACACCGTAAAAATTACAGACTTTGATTACAAATCTTATAATCCTCCGGGAAAAATTCAATTAAAGTCTAGTGGAAGTCTTCTTCAACTTGAAGATTGGATTGAAAATCGTTTTGATGATTGTTATGTTAATGCAAGCATTGGAAAGTTTTTTGACATTAAAGGAGATACTTGCAAATTTGTAGTTACATATAAACCACCAGCAACAACAAGTGGAACTTCAAAAAGTGGTGCTCTTTATGAAGGCCCAACACCAATTGCAAATTACAGAGGAGATTTCATATCTCCACTTTTTGATGACGTAAATGCAATACCAAATGAAGAAGTTCAGGGAAATACTTGGATTTTCCGTTGGACTAATGTAGATTTTCCTGAAGATGGGCAATATACTTTAGAAGCAGAAGCAGATGATAATTTGATTGTTAAAGTTGATGGAGTAAAGGTTGGCGAATCAAAAGTATTTGAAGGTAGAAGAAAAACAAACTTTAATATTACTAAAGGAAAAAGAACCATTGAATTAGAACTCTCAAATATAAGAATACCTGATACTGGATTCCAACAAAACCCTGTTGTAGGATTTGCTCAAATTACTAAAAAAGTAAGTCAAGCAACAGGAGTTAGTAAACCTTGGACAGAAAACCCAATGGGTATTTCTGCAATTCTAATCCCCCCACCGTGTCCTAAGAGAATTAGAGGTAAAGGTGTTGTTACTGATGTGATTGTTGATGATCCAGGAAATGGATTTCCGCGCCCAGGAACAGGAGATTATCCAGTATCATTAAGACTTAAGAATGTTATTGTGGACGATACGGGTATCAATTACAGTTGCGGTATAGATCAAATCCAAATCACTCCAAGTAATGGTGCTGTTCTTGATTATGAATGTGATACTTTTGGTAGAATTGTAAATGTGAAAGTTTTAAATCCTGGTCTTGGATTTACAAGATATCCAGAGATTACTTTACCATCAGATACTGGAATCAATGCAACATTTAGACCACAGTTTGAAGTTGTAAGAGATCCAATTGTTACTGAACCACAAAAATTAATCCAGGTTACTGATTTGGTTGGACTCAAGCAAACTGGATATGTAGATGGTCGTGCATATTATGGTGCTGTCTTTTATAAAGAAGGTGTTCGTTATGCTGGATTCTATGAAACTCCAGGACAACTTGTACAAGTTTATGATACTCTTCAAGAAAGTATTGATGCTCAAGTCACTACGCCTCCATCTGCGATACAGAGACAAGGCACAGACGTTACCAGCAATAATCCAAGACTTAATCTCCCAGGCACTCCAGAAAATCTTGTCTAAATCTTGATTAAATACTTATTATCATATAGAAATTTATAAATGCCTCTTTCTGACGATTTTACAAGAGAAATTGAAAATCAATCTCAACAGGATTTTGGAAATCTTGATGACATTGTAAACAGATGTGCTGTTGATAGATTAGGTTCTACTGAAGGTGGAAATCTAAGCACAAATCCATCAGACACAGCAAAGCAGAATTACACTGCAATTCGTTATGGAAACGATCACGGTTCTATCAGCTTTGGTCATATTCACGAAAAAGCAGATGTAACCGCAGCGGTCATTCTTCAGACACCTGATGGAAGACACCAACTTTCTATGGACAAGGATGGTCCAAGAAAGGGATGGACGACACTTACAGCACCTGGAAATATTCAGATGGAAGCTGGAAGTGATAATCAAGAGGCACAAGACACCTTGATGATTAATTCAAAAAATGGTAATATACTTATTGTTGCATCTAATGGTAAAATTAGATTAGAGGGAACTGATATTGAATTAATTGCTACTGGTGAGGGTGGAAGTAAAGGAAATATCCGAATGACTGCATCCGAAAACATCAGTGCAGACTCAAAGAAGTTTCTAGTTAATGCTTCGGCATCATATAAAATCTGCACTCCTGGAACTGGAGAAATAATTTCAAATGGAGTTCTAAAAATGTATGGATCTATTATTCAAGGAGTCACTGATGCCTGTGCAAAAAAAGATTCAAAAGTAGGCGGTCAAAATTTTCAAAGAAAAAATAATCAAATTTAAGGAGATTATAAATGAGTTTTACCCAAGACGATGTAAATGTAGGAGGACAGCTTAAAGTGGGAACGGGTATTGTTCCCGCAATTAAAGAGGGTGATCAAAAGATTAATGGATCTGCTTTTATAGAAGGTCCTGCAGTTTTTGGAAGTCCAACACACTTTCCAACAGCATATGCAACTGTAAACATTGGACCTCTTACAAACAGTGATCCAGACACTGTTCCTCCTTTTGTTCCAGGATCTTTATGTTTACCTGTAAGTAATCCCTATGCATTATGTGTCTCAGACAATGCTGCAATTATGGGAAATCTTGATGTGAATTTTAGGATTCAAGCAGGTGGAGACTTAACAGTTTCTGGTAATGTAATTTCTAACTGTGGTGGACATATTCTTGCAGCAAAGAAGAACTTTGATATTCCACACCCAACAAAAGAAGGGTGGAGACTTCGCCATACTTGCCCCGAAGGACCATCCAATGATGTTTATGTAAGAGGTAAAGTTCTTAACAGAACTGAGATTGAACTTCCAAAGTATTGGAAGAAACTTGTTGATTTTACGACGATTACTGTGTCTCTTACACCAATTGGAGCACATCAAGACGTAATTGTGAAAAGAATTGATGAAGAGAAAGTCTACCTTCAATCAAGAAGTGGAATTCCTATTCATTGCTTCTACCATATTTTTGGAACTCGTGCCGATGGCGAACGATTGATTCCAGAATATGAAGGAGAAAGTCCAGCAGATTATCCAGGAAACAATAACGAATATTCAGTTTCTGGATATCATTATGACGTTAGAAAAGGAGAGTAAAAATGCCAGCACCAGGACAACCAGAAAATGTAGAATTTCCAGGAGAATTTATACCATCTGCAAGTGGAAAAAACTGCGATAAATTTGCGGGCGGATGGGGTCTTGCAATGAATGACTATGAATATATCTGGTATGCAAATGCAGATGAAAGTCGTTATCCAGCAGATGCTTGTAGACCTTATTATCATCGGTCTGCACAGATTGATAATTTTAAAGTGAATACTTTACTTGATGGTGGAGGAAGTATTGTAATGGGAGGAAACGTAAGCTCAAATGGTGGAGCACACGTTCTTTCAAATAAAAAAAATCTTCCATTTGATATGCCCCATCCTAATAAACCTGGATGGAGACTTCGCCACGTTTGTATTGAAGGACCAGAAATTGCTGTTTATTGTAGAGGTAAAGTATCTCAAGATGGAATTATTAATCTTCCGTCGTTTTGGGAAGGTCTCATAAATCCTGAAGATATGACAATCAATTTAACTCCAATTGGTTCTTGGCAAGAATTATTTGTTCAAGAAATTCGTTGGGGTAAACAAGTTGTTGTACGTAACAATGCTGGCGGAGCAATTAATGCAGATTATCACATTATTGCTCGTCGTCTTGATGATGATTTGGTGGTAGAATATAAGGGAGAAACTCACGAAGATTATCCAAATGGTAATGAAGGATATTCATTTAACTTCGAACATAATTATGTGAAGAACTTAATTCAAGAGACCGTCCGCGAATACCTTGACAACCAGCCCTGACCGTGCTATGATAATCTAGTAATCAACAAACGGACCGAATGCAAGATCAACCCCTGGCAGAACCACAATCAACCGATGGCAATCAAGAGTACTTGACACGATGCGTGGTTGATCCTATCAAGCGAACCGTATATCTGTACTCAAGTGAAGGATCAGAAAAGCAAGTGTCCTGCGAAACGGTTGATGAATTTATGAATGTGCTACAATATGTTCGTGATACACTGGATGAAACAACAGTCTCGTATGTAAATCCACTTTAAAATCCCCTTGAGGGGCAAAAAATTTCCGGTAAAAATTTTACGCACGATACTTTTTTAAAATATGTATCCATTTAAAATTAATCTAACAAACCTTTGGGAACCTCCTGTGAAAACAAC